GTATATACTTACGCCATGAACACCGAACTTTTCAGAACTCACTTGCGCGAAAGAATGCAGATTACCCGGGCAACCCAGATAGAAGTCGAAGAAAAGACTGGAGTTTCTCAGGCGTCGATTTCGCGTTTTTTGTCAGGGGCAAGGATTAATTCTGACAACTTGTTCAAGTTATGGGAGTTCGTTTACGAGGGGCAATTTCCAGCCGCTCCCAGCACTCCCACCGAACCCGAAGAGGTGAGTCATGCTGTGTGACATCCTGCTTGCGCTCGGCGTGGCTGTTGTCGTGCTCCTGATTTTTGCTCCGGAACGCTAGCCCCGTCATGCACCGCCTGACCACAGCCTCGGGCGTCGGGTACTCAGCGACGCGGTACGCCCTCCAGCGGATGACGCCACAGGACAGGATGCGGACGCGCCAGACGGCACGGCGGCGGGTGATGAGTAGGTGAACTCTCATACCATTTTACAGGGAAAGAAAATGAAAGACCGCTTTTTGACCAAAGGATTCAGCTCCGAGCAGATAGAAAAACTCCGTAAGTTTGACTGGAATAGATGGAAATTGCTCAAAATCATGTGGTTTGTCGGATGGAGGTTGGCTATCCCGCTGTACCTGTTCGGCACTCTCGCTGCTTGGGATATTCTCCCCTGGAATTGGACGACGTGGCTGCGGTTCACAATCATCGCCGTATGGCTCGCCCTGACCATTATGGCGACGATACTCTTCTTTCTCGTCTTCGGGATGGCACAGCAAGAAGCGAAGACGCTTTGCCCGCATTCAGATGAATAGCATTTTTCCATGCCCCCATTAGAGCATGGGGATACACCAAGGAAAATGATCGATGAATACCCAAGATTATAACACGTTGACCGAAGTCATTGAGTCCATGATCGATGAAGGCGAAAAGCCGATAAAAGCTATCGCCGCCGAGATAGGCAAGCCGTATCCGACTCTCAAGCGTGAGCTGAACCCGGCTGACGACGGCGCGAAGCTCGGAGCGGACGCACTACTCGGCATTATGGCCTCCTATGGCTCAATCGCGCCCTTGGAATGGCTGGCGGACAGGCTCGGTTATGTCGTGAAGCCCAAGGAATGGGCAGAGCCAGACAAGCCGACTTGGGAGGGAGAATCCGTGGACGATACCATATGCTGCGGGAAGATGGTCATGCTCATGCAGGAAAAAGCGCATCCGTCCATCGTCTCCAAGGCTGCGGAAGAATGGAAGGACGAGATAGACCAGACGAACACTCGGTATAGGCGAGATTACAACCAAGCGAGGCAGTAACTATGCAAAAATGCCAGCTTTGCGGAAGGCGGATCAGGGGGAAAAAGGCGGATCATGTTTGTCCTCCGCCTCTTGACCCCCGTACCTGCCCCATATGCGGACAGGTATTCACCCCGCTTAAGGATTCGCAGATATGCTGCTCAATAAAGTGCGGCAGGATAAGGCAAAAGCGGAAAAGTTACGAGCGGGTGCGTCAGTTCAGAGAGAAGGAAAAAGAGGATAGGGAGACAAGGCGTTGTGCCATATGTGAGGAAGAATTTATCCCGCGTAGTCACAACCAATTGGTATGTGAAAAGCAATCATGCAGGGCAGAATACAAGAAGCGGTATGATGCGGCCCGATACAAAGGGGATTTTACTCCTGCACCTTGGTACGGCCAATTCTGTATGCCCGATCCGTATCAAGGGAAGAGGCTGTACTTCGACGGGCTGCATAGCGTCCGGGGGAGTATGCCGGGAAGGTCCGCAGATCCGGTTCTGGGGTTTTGATATGTCGCTCTATTGCCGTCACCGCCTCTCCACTCCGCAAGCCGCAGGGTACGAGACGAAAGAGGCATTGCTGGAGGCTATCAGCGCATTTCCGCACTTGAGGCCATGCCCAAAAGCTAACTGGTGGTGGCTCGACAAGAAGCGATGCCAGAAGTGCCGGAACAGGGTTGAAGTGAAGCTTAATGCTTCTAAGGCATAGGCAAAAGAAAAGGCCCGATGCGGGAACACCGGGCCAAATCAAAACAACTAAACTGACGGAGTAATTATGATGGAATCGCAGAGTAAAGTCAATCCGATAATTATTGAATCGCTCAAGAAGGTCGAACGCCTATTCCGAATCAAGGCGCGTATTGTCGATGCTATCAATGCAAAGATTCAAGTCGAGCGCGATAAGATAGCGAGCCTCGAAAAGGTGGAGAAGGCATGAACAATGACATCCGCCTTTCCGTGGAGTTTTTCGATCACCCGAAGACGGTCAAGCTCCAGAGACGTCTTGGTGTTGGTGCTGTTATCTGCCTGCAACGGCTTTGGATTTGGACGGCTCAAAATCGTTCAAACGGCGTGTTGAGCGGAATAGACTGCGAGGATGTGGAAATTGCCGCGAAGTGGGATGGGGAACCCGGAGAATTTTGCCAGACGCTCGTGGATCTGCGGTTTATAGACGAAACTGATGGAGTTTATGCGTTGCATGATTGGTGTGAGCATCAAGAATATGCCAGCAAAGAAGAAGAACGAAAGGATCGTGCGCGCAGGGCTGCCGATGCTCGTTGGGGCAATAAGAATGCCTCCGGTATGCCAAAAAATGAAAATAGCAATGCTAATGATTCAAGTGAGCTATGCTTACACTATGCTAATAGCATACTGGACGCATCGTTAAGCAATGCCCCAAACCAAACCAAACCAAGCCTAGAAGAAGATACTACCCCTGACGGGGTAGTTGTCGACGCCGAAGCCGCCGACGCCTCCCAGCCCGGCGAAAAGCGGCAGGCCCATGCCTCGCCAGCCTGCCCCTATGACGCCATTGTCGGCCTGTATCACGAGGCTTTCCCGGAGCATCCCCGAGTTGCAATCGTGAACGCAAAGCGCAAGGGGGCAATGAAGGCAAGATGGACAGAGGCCGGAGAGAGGCTGCGAATGCTGAACAGGGACACCTCCGTCGCCGAAAGGCTGGATTACTTTCGGCGGCTGTTTGCAAGGGCTTCCCGGTCTGATTTTCTCACTGGCAAAAAGGCTTTTCGAGATGGGACAGTGTACCGGGTGGATTTCGACAAGCTCATGTCCCCAAGCGGGTTTATGGGCGTGATTGAAGGCAAGTACGACAATCGGGAGGTGGCTTGAAATGGCAGTTCAGACGCTTGAACGCGGCATCATGGCCCGCAGGCAGAATGCTCCCGCGCCAAAGCCCGTCATGGCCTCGGAAGCCCGTGCACAGCTTGAGTCCAGCGTCATTGCCGCGACTCTCTCGGGCATGAACCGGGATGCCCATTTGCTTGGGGATGTACTCGATATCTGCCCCGCAGGTTGTTTTGTGACGCCGGAAGCTGCGCCGCTTGCCGTGGCTCTCGATTTGCTCCGTCAGTCCGGTCAACGTCCCAATCTCACCGCGTTGGCAACACAGATGCAATCGCGTTGGGCGAAAGATCCTGAACTTTGGCCCGCCCCGGATATGGCGCGCATGGCTGAACTTTCTACGTCCGCGTGGGGGTTGAAAGGCCATGCCGAGAGTTTGGCCCGAAAGCTTGCCGATGAACATCGCCGGGCGGAACTCCATGCCGGATTGCTCGAAATTGCTGCGGAAGCATCGGTTTACGGCGTGGACTCCGAATACATCGCTGACCGTGCCCGAAAGCTTGTTGAAGCTTCGGGAGGGATTCAGGAAGCCGTAACTATGTCGAACCTCATGGGCCGCATTCGGGCAAAGCTCGATAATCCGCAATCGCTGCGCAAAATTCAGACTCCGTGGAAAAGCTTGAACAGCGTTTTGCGTGGGGGATTCATGCCGGGGGAATTGATCGTCCTTGCCGCTCGTCCCGGCCTTGGAAAGACGGCTTTAGCCGCAAATGTGGCGTTGGGTGCCGCATGGCGCGGAATGGGTGTGCTCTTTGTCTCATGCGAGATGAGCGACGAAAGCCTTGGGCATCGCCTCATCTCCCGTGTAGGGCGTATCGATGGGCGGTTTTTCCGTGAGGGGATGGGCGTCACGCCGCAGATCCGTGGAGCTATTGACACCGCCATAGGGCAGCTTGAAGCCCTTCCCTTGTCCATCGTGGAAAAGTCAACTGTGCCCATGTGCCCCCGCGAAGTCCGCAGGCTGGCGCGGGGCATTAAATACTTGGGGCTTATCGTGGTGGACTATCTCCAGCTTTTGCATCCCGACGAGAAGAGCACCAGCAGGGAGCGTGAAATTGCAGAAATGTCCAGAGCCTTCAAACAAATGGCTATGGATCTGCAAGTCCCTGTGCTCCTGCTTTCCCAGCTCAATCGTTCAAGCGAAGAGGGCAAGCGAGAGCCCCGGGTTTCCGATCTCAGAGAGTCTGGAGCGATTGAGCAGGACGCGGACATCATCATTTTGCTGCACACTCGTGACTTGGATCGTGCGAATGCCAGACCAGACGTGAAATGCATAGTCGGGAAATCCCGCAGCACGGGAACAGGTGCATCGTTCTTGCGTTTCGAAAAAGCTTTTTCTGAGTTTACCGAGGGTGAAGCATGGTCCGGACGTCCTGCGGTACAGGAAAACGATTTGTGATGTGCCCACGGTACTGTGAAATCTTCGGCCCCGGCGCGTGTGCAGGGGTATTTGACGAAAAGGAGTGTGTGATGAGCACAGCGAAAAAATCGGTAATGGAAAATGTACGCCTCGAACTCCCTATCCCTCCGCTTGTCAATCACTACTGGCGGCACATTATCATCAACGGAACCCCCAGAACGCTCATATCCGCCCGTGGACGCGATTTTAGAAAAAACGTGGTGCAGATTGTGGGTGATGAAAAGAAGGCTCTAAAAATCGATTCTCGCGTCAAAGTCAATGTGGTTGTTTGCCCGCCAGATCGCCGTAAGAGAGATATTGACGGGTATCTGAAAGCCCTTCTTGATTCCCTTACCCACGCCGGGGTGTGGCTGGACGATGAGCAAGTCGATTCGATTTACATCACACGCGGAGAAGTGGTGAAGGGTGGAAAGGCTGTTGTCGAGATCCTGCCGATGGAGGTGTGAGCATGGCTGAGAATGAACGGAAATTGCTGTGCGGGTGGAAGGCCATCACAGCCTACACCCGAGTTAGCCGCCTCCTCATGATCCGCTACGCCTACCCCGTCCACGATTGCGATAGGGCAACTCATCTCGGGTACGGCGTATGCGCTTATACCGACGAGCTTGACGCGCACAGGGAGGCTATCAGTGCATAACATCGACATCACGATACTTGGTGAACAGGCTCTTGCGGCACTCATGCAGCGGCTGTCGGAAGCACGCGGGAAGCACCCTGTTTTCGCGGAGGGCAAATACCATGCGCTCGGCGTTATCGGGGAGGAGTACCGTGAGCTTGTATACGCCGTTGAGCACGAAACTCCGGAGCGTATCCGCGACGAAGCCCTCGATGTAGCTGTGACCGCACTGCGGCTATGGCTTGGGGAACACAAGGTTGGTGCTCATGAGTGACGTGTGGGTGAGTCAGTTCGAACTGTCAGAGGCCATCGGTGACGTGGGGGCGGTCATCCTCTGCGCACAGTGCGGTGGACGTTCATACTTTATCCCCCGGAAGCCCACAGGTTTTCTTCTGGAGTTGCTTGGTCGGCAGCGTATGGCGGCCCTCTGTACAGAATTTGGGGGGATGCAGATCGTCGTGCCCAACCTGCGCCGTGGTGAACCGTTCAAAGGACGTATCCTGTCCCGTCTGGAAGCAGGGGAGAAGCCGGACGCCATCGCCGAAGCCCTTGGCGTGACCACCAGGTACGTCCGTCGGCTCAAAAAGCAGCTTTGCGGGAACCCAGAACCACAGCAGCAATATCGGCTGTTGTAGAATCTTGTTCACGGTGTCCTCCCCCTATTCTCTTGTGCGAGAGTGGACGCAGGAGGATATTTTTTATGGCTGTTCTTTCCTTGCGCCACTTCTCCCCGGTCGAATTCCGCTGCAAGTGCGGGTGCGGTGCGGGCATGGAGAAGATGGACGCCGACCTGCTCCAGATGCTCGACGAGGCCCGCAAGTTTGCTGGCATCCCGTTCCCCCTTTCTTCCGCGTACCGCTGCCCGAAGCACAACAAGGCGGTCGGCGGCGTGCCCACGTCCTCCCATACTCGCGGCTATGCCGTGGATATCCGCTGCGTGGATTCCCATTCCCGTTTCGTCATGCTGCAAGCCCTGCTTGAGGCCGGATTCCGGCGCGTCGAGCTGGCCCCGACGTGGATTCATGTGGACAACGACCCCGACAAGCCGCGCGACGTGGCCTTTTACCAGCATGGAGGCAAGTACTGATGGAAGCGACCGTGATTGATTTCATCTTTTCGACCTTGATGGGCCTTTCCGCGCAGTACCCCGACGCGGCGTGGCTCGTCACCGCCCTGAGCGTGGTCATGACCGTGTGCGGCCTGTGCGCCGTGGCCACCGTATGGATGCCCGTGCCGAAGGAACCGACCGGGCTTTATGCCGTCTTCTACCGCTGGACCCATGCCCTTGCCGCGCACTTCGGGCAGAACAAGGGCGCCGTGGCTGACGGCAAGTCCGAAACCGTGAAGGCCGAAGTCAAGGCCGTGACGGGGAAGTGATGTGCGGGCCGTCCTTGAGTTCCTTTCATCGCTCGCCGGGCTCCTCAAGCTGTGGCTGCGTCAACGGTACGGCGAACGCCGCGAGGCTGATCGCGCTGCTGTTCGTGATGACGCTGGCGGCGAGTGGGTGCAGTCGATGGGTGGAACCGACCGCCGCGACAAGCCCGGCTCCGCTGACGCCGGGGGCCGTCGTGACTGACGGCTGGTCATATCGCTACGGCGGCGAGACGTTTACCGAGCCCGGCGAGTGGGTGCATCTGCCCGCTGGGGAGGCCGGGAACTTGCTCCTGTGGATCAAGGGCGTTGAGGCTGGAAGCTGATGGAGCATACACTGGACCATGAATCCCGGCTTTCCCGCATTGAGGCATTGCTCGAAGCGCTCAACCAGCGGCTTGACGACGCGATACTCACGCAACTCCGCGATCATGGAAAACGCATTCGGGATCTTGAGGATCATATCTCGGTTATGGCCGAGACGTGCGCGCGGGAACGCGGGGAGCGGCAGGGCAGCAGGACAACGGCCATCGCCATTATAACCGCCCTCTCGGGAGTTGGCGGTTGCATCGGTGCCATTGTGGGCCGGATGTTTTGAGAATGCCCTGTGCATGAATGGACACCTACGCGCTCCAGCGTCAGCTTCTTCAGGCGGAACTTCTTCCAACGGAAAAGCTTGTAGGTATGGTTCTCGCCCTACACATGGACAAGCGGACCGGAAAAATCCGCGTGCGGCAGGAAACCGTCGCGCAGGAGTGCGGCGTGTCTGTGCGAACAGTGCGCAGGGCCATTGCTGCGCTCGTATCCTCCGGAGTGTTCGTCTCCGTGGCAACCGGACGCTCCTCGGTTTTGGTTGCTGGTTCTGGAAAGAGTACTGGAAGAGTGGACCGGCCACCGGTGTCCTATCAGACCGGTCACGGGTGTCCGCAATTGAAGCGGAAAAGGGCCCCTTGGGAGTATGATTTGGCGCACAGTACGAGGCCCGAGGAAGAGGAGAAACGAGGGCATGAAAGTTTTTTGAGAGAACAGGAAGAACGCAGGCCAAACGGGGGGTGCGACGATGGCTGCACGATTTGATTGGGAATCCATCCGTGCCGAGTACGAAGTAGGGGCGAGCCAGTCCGATCTGTCCAAGCGGTACGGTGTGAGCCGGACGGCCATCCAAAAGCGCATCCGGGCCGAAGGATGGGTGCAGGATATTTCCGGCACCGTGAACCGCATGGCAGAGGCCAAGGTTGCGGGCGTAGTTGCAGGCTGCAACCCTCAAAAAAAGGCCGAAGCCTTGGACCGCGCCGCCGAAGCCAAGGCCGCCGTCATCACCCGCCACCAACGGGAATGGGATCGGCATCAGGCTCTTATTGATGAGGCTTTGTCCGAGGGCAGCTTCGACAAGGCCAAGCTCGCCAAGATCACCGCCGAGACGATCAAGATCCGGCAGGAGGGAGAGCGCAAGGCGTGGGGCATCGTGGACAAAGCTGCGTTGGATCATACTTCATCCGACGGTTCGCTGTCTCAGCGTCCGGTGGATCTCTCGCATCTCTCTCCGGACGAGTTGCTTCGCCTGACAAAGGAAGCCTTCAAAACGCCGGATCATGAGTAGCCCAGCCATCCTTTCCGATATCCGGAAGGCGTTGGCCCGGAGCTGTCTCGCGGCCTTCGTGCGCTACACCATGCCCGGCTACCGCATGGGATGGGTGCATGAGGAAATCTGTTCCGAGCTAGACGCCTTCCTTGCCGATGTCGTAGCCGGGCGTTCCCCGCGCCTCATGCTGACCATGCCGCCCCGCCACGGGAAAAGCGAGCTCGCCTCCCGCCGCTTCCCGGCTTACGCCTTGGGCCGCTATCCCGATCTATCCGTCATTTCAACGAGCTACGCCGCCGACCTGTCCTCGCGCATGAACCGCGACGTTCAGCGCGTCATCGACAGCCCGGAATACCGGGAACTCTTTCCCGGCACGGCGCTGTACGGCAAGAACATCCGCACCGTGGGGAACGGTTCCTACCTCCGCAACTCGGATATATTCGAGGTAGTGGGGCACGCTGGATGCTACCGTTCCGCTGGCGTGGGCGGCGGCATCACGGGCATGGGCGGGCATATCGTCATTGTCGACGACCCGTTCAAGGACCGGGCGTCCGCCGATTCCCCGACCATCCGCCAGAACGTCTGGGACTGGTACACGTCCACGCTGTACACGCGCCTCGCGCCCGGTGGAGGGGTGCTCATCATCAACACTCGCTGGCACATGGCTGACCTCTCAGGGCGGCTGCTTGAGGCCGCCGCACGGGGGGAGGGCGACCACTGGCGCGTAGTGAACTTCCCCGCCATCGCAACGGAAGACGAGCTGCACCGTAGGGCAGGTGAAGCCTTACACCCTGAACGCTACCCGTTGGAGCAGCTTCTTGGTATTAAGAAAGCCCTCGGCACACGCGACTGGGAAGCCCTGTACCAGCAGCGGCCTACGCCAGACGGCGGCGCCATCTTCAAATCCGAGTGGCTGCGGTTCTGGCTCCCCAAAGACCTTCCGGAGCAGTTCGACCAGCTCCTTATCTCGTGGGATATGACGTTCAAAGACGGCGACGATACCGACTTTGTTGTGGGGCAGGTGTGGGGCCGCAAGGGGGCCGACCGCTACCTCCTCGATCAGGTCCGGCGGCGCATGGGATTTACGGATACGGTGGCCGCATTCCGGGCGCTCGCCGCTAAATGGCCCGGCGCAACCCGTAAGCTGGTGGAGGATAAGGCCAACGGCCCGGCGGTTATCGACGCGCTGAAACATGCTGTGCCCGGTATTATCCCCGTGGAGCCGGACGGCAGCAAGACGGCCCGGGCCCATGCCGTGACCACGTTCTTCGAGGCCGGGAACGTCCTGCTCCCGCACCCTGAGCATTGCCCGTGGGCGCGGGAGTACGTCGCGGAACTGACACAGTTCCCCGGTGCGCCCCACGACGACCAAGTGGACGCCACAACGCAGGCCCTGCGTGATTTCGATACCAAGCGGCCCATGTGCATCAACCCCGCCATCCTCAATCAGCCACGTATGGGAAGGAGAATGTAAATGAATGTAAAGAGTTAGATCCATGCCTCTTGACATTTTTCCTTCACAAAGGGGTTTTCGTTGCCTTGCAGTTTTTCGATGCGCTTGGCCCGTGTGCACTCCCACGCATCCACTTGGTACATCTTGTCCCACGCGTCCATGAGCTGCGTCTGCTGGCGGCTCATGCGGTAGCGCGGGGCGTAGGCGTCGGCCATATACTTGTAGGTCCGGGCAATTTGTCCCCTTGATCTGATAGGCGGCTCGGCCTTTCTGTCCGCAATCTTCATCTCACAACTCCCGAAGTCCGGCTTTTCTCCCGGCAACATCTGAAAGTTGTAATTCTGGCGTAGGGCATTCACCGCGCCGATGGCCGGATACAGATTGTACAGGTCAGCCTGCATGAGCCTGTATTCCCGGCTGACCTTCTCGGCGCACTTGCGGCCTTTGAACGCCTTTCCCCTGTTGTCCACGCACTGCGCGTCGCCCTCGCGCCACTCAGCGAACGCCTGCCCGAAGTTCTCGGCGGGGACCACGTGTTCCCATTCCACCTTCCCGGACCGCTTCTCGTGCTTCGCGGCAGTAAAACCCTCCGGGAGGGTGACGTTTTTCTTCTCGTCGAACGCCGCCCCGCAGTAGAGCGTGATCCGATGGTCATAATAGACCTGCCGTTCCAGCGTCTTTTTAGCCTTGCTGAACGAATCGTTCCATTCGTTGCCCGCGGCCTGCGCCTCGGACGTCATAACCAGCGCGGCCAGCAGAAACACCATGATGCTTTTGTACATGCGGATACCTCCCTAAAGGTATCCATGTATATATAGATTAATCTATATTGATACAATATGAAAGGTGTCCCACAGCCAAGCCCCCCGAACCTTGTTCACGGTGTGTTTTCTTTTTGGCTCGTAGCATTATGGGCACATGAGCAAGAAGCGCACTTATCGACACTCCACCTCCATACCTCAAGTGCAACCGTCGCGCCGTCTGAATCTCTCCCCGGACGTGCGCGGCGGCCTTGCTCAGTCTTTGCCACCTACGCCCGACGACATCAGCCGGTTGTACGGTCCTGCGAAGACGCTCGGCGCGCCCGAAGATGTGCAGCTTGCGATGGATGCGCGGCTTGCGGATTCCGGCGTCTATTCCCTGCTCCAGCACTCGCTTGAGCTTGGGGTCGGGATTGCGCCGCAATTCATGGGCTACGGCGTCCTCCAGAACCTTGCCCAGAACGGATTGATCCGTGCCTGCGTCGAGACGGTATCCGACGACATGACCCGAGCATGGATTGAGTTCAAGCGCGAAGGGGAGGGCGGCGACGAGTCATTGCTCACCGACCTTGCGCAGGCGTGCAAGAGGTTCGCCCTGCAACGTCTTTTCCATGATGCGACCGAGCTTGTGGGGTACGAGGGCGGGGCCTTCCTTTTCATCGACACCGGGTCCGTCGGCCAAGAGCTGGAACGCCCGCTGAACGTCAGCCCGTATTCCGCCGAACTCAGGCCCGGCGGCGTGCTGCGTTTCGTCGTCATCGACCCCGTGAACGTCTTCCCCGGCGACTACAACAGCCTTTCGCCGCTTGAGCCGGACTACTTCCGCCCCCGCTGGTGGTGGGTGCTCGGGCAGCGGGTGCACGCCTCGCGCCTCATCCGATTGGTTGCGAACGAATGCCCGGTGCTGCTCCGGCCCGCCTACAATTTTTTGGGCATCCCGCAGGCGCAGATCCTCTGGGATTACGTCCTGCATTTTCAGGAGTGCCGCGCCGCCGAAGCCCGGCTGCTGACCAAGTTTTCGCTGACCGTCTTCAAGACGAAGATGGAAGACATCCTGTACGCGTCCGGGGGCACGGCACAGATCGATGCCCGCATCCGGTACATGATCCAGTCCATGACCAATGACGGCGTGCTTGCCGTCGACAAGGAATCGGAAGACGTGGTCAAGCTGGAAACCCCGCTTTCAGGCGTGACCGACATCGTGCGCCAGTCCCTTGAAATCCTCGCCGCCCTGAACCGCACTCCGGCGGTCAAGCTGCTTGGCATCAGCCCGTCAGGATTCAATGCCACGGGCGAATCGGACATCCGCAACTACTACGACCATGTCAGGAGCCAGCAGGAGAAAGTCCTGCGCGACGGCATCAAGAAGGCGCTCGACTGTATTCAGCTCTACCTGCGCGGAACCATCGACCCTTCCGTCACTTTCGACTTCGCGCCCCTCGGCGAAGAGGACAGGGCAGCCCTTGCGACGCTCCAGAAGACCAAGGCCGACACTATCGCCGTATACATTGATCGGGACATCATCTCTCAGGAAGAAGCCCGACAATCCATTGCTAGCGACCCGGATAGCGGTTTTTCCGATATCGACCCTGCGGAAGTGCCGCCGGGCAACGGAATGCCGGATGCCCTGCCGGAAGCCGGGGAAGAGGGATTGATGCCCGATATCGACGATGTGGATAAGGCAGGGGCCGTCTATGGCTAAGGTCATCCGCGCCATCAAGCCCAACGCGGGCATCCGGGCGAAATACCGGAAACGGCTGGTATCTCTCCTCGACGAAATGCAGCGTTCCGTCGTGTGGTGGATACGCGCTGAGTATCGGCAGCAGGAAACTCGGATAGCGCAGGATGCATCCCCGGCAAGTGACCTGCAAGACCGTCTCAAGCGCCTGTTCCGGTACTGGACGAAGCGGTGGAGGGAAAGCGCGGAGAGTTTTGCACGGGAGTTCGTGGGCAGTACGAGGCGGCGCACGGAAGCCAGCATGATGCAGGCCCTCAAAGATGCGGGCTTCACGGTGAAGATGGAGGGAAGCAGGGCCATGAGCGACGTGGCGCGGGCTCTCTTCGAGGAAAATGTCAACCTCATCAAGTCTATTCCGCAGCACTATTTTACGGAAGTGACAGGGCTTGTACAGCGATCCGCCAGCATGGGTCGGGACGTGGCCTTTCTTACCGACGAACTGCACAAGCGGTACGAGATCACCCGGCGCCGGGCAGAATTTATCGCCCGCGACCAGTCCAACAAGGCGACCGAGGCCCTTAAGCGGGTGCAGGACAAGGAACTCGGCATCACCGAAGGCATCTGGGTACATGTGCCGGGAAAGAAAACGAGCCGCCATACCCACCAGCTCATGGATGGGAAAAAGTTCGTCATCGCGGAAGGGGTCTACGACTCTGACGTGAAGCGCAAAGTGCTTTGCGGTGAGCTTCCGGGGTGCCAATGCACGTACCGGGCCGTTATTCCTGAATTTGGAGACTAGTCTATGTATCAAAGTAAAGGCGTCACCTTCGACGCGGCTCCCTCACAGCGGGAAACCGACGAGAACGGGTTCCTGCACGTCGGGGCGTCGCACATCACGAAAGCGACGGTGAACCCCTATTACGGGCGGGAGATTCCGGGCTGGCAGGAAGCCGGGCTTGACCCCGAGGCTGTCTATTACGGGCTTCGGGACCCGGAAGAACTTCAAGCGTCGCTTGAGACATGGGCCGGGCTGCCGCTGCACATCGAGCACCACATCGACAGCGCGGAAGAGCCGCAGAAGCTCACCCGCGTGGGCGCGGTGGGCACGGGCGCGGTCTGGAACCCGCCGTATGTGGATGCGCCGCTGACCGTGTGGGATCGGGCCGCCATCGACGCCATCGAAGACGGTTCTTTCCGGGAACTCTCCTGCGCCTACCGCTACGACCCGGATTTCACGCCGGGCAGTTACGAGGGCACCCCTTACGATTTCATCATGCGGAACATCCGAGGCAACCACGTCGCGCTGGTCGAAGAAGGGCGGGCCGGGCCGGACGTGGTTGTGGCGGATTCTCATCCAACTTCAACGAAAAAAGGAACGCTTATGGGCACGTTTAAGAAATGGTTCCGGGGCGCGCAAGACGACAACCCGGACATCGAAAAGCAGGAAGTGGAGCTTGCGCAGGCCATCATCGACCTGCACAAGGTCGACCCCGTGACTGGCGAAATCGTGGATATCACCGAAGACGAGGACAAGGCGGAGGAAATCCGTAAGCTCATCGGTGAACTGTCCGCCAAACTCGACCCCGAGGACGTCAAAAAACTGACGGACTCCCTCTCCGATCTGGCCTACTCCAAGGCCACGGGTGATGAGAAACCGGAGAAAAAGGAAGCGATGGACGAAGAAGCCAAGAAAGCTATGGACGCCTGCGGGCTTGATGCGGAAGACCCCGCCGAATCCCGCGCCTTTGCCGAAGGCGTAAAATACGGCGAGGAACTGGAGCGCAATCCGGACGAACGCAGGAAGCTCGACCGCGAGCATGAGTCCGAGGGTATGAAAAAGGCTATGGATGCCTGCGGCCTCGACGCTGAGAACCCGCAGGAGAGCAAAGCCTTTGCCGAGGGCGTCAAGTACGGTGAGGAGCTGATCCGGAATCCCGAGGAACGGCGCAAGCTTGACCGGGAACACGAATCCGAGGGCGAACGCCGCGAACTCGGCAAGGACGAGGACAAGGACGCGGCCATTAAGCGCATCCTCGCTTCCGTCCCCGACCTCACACCGGAGCAGAAAAAGAAGCTGACCGACTCCCTCGCCGATCTCGCCTATTCCCCCGCGACCGGAGATGAAGCCCCGGACGACAAGGGAGCCGCTCAGGACAGGGCATTCCGCCGCCGTGGTCCGCGTCCTCTCACCGCAATGGACGCCGCCCGCATCAAGGCATCCGCAGTCGCCGAAGCGCAGGAGCATATGCGGAACCTTACCCGTGCCGTGCGCGACGTGCGCGGGCTGGTGGGCGAACTTGACCCGTTGTCCTTCGACTCCGCGTCCGACGTCTACGGCTACGCGCTGGAGCAGCTTGGGGAGAATCCCCGCAAGTATCCCCGGCAGGCATGGCCCGGTATGATCGATATCCTCCGCAAGCAGAAGGCGACACATTCCGTTGCCCGTGACGCGGCCCCCGTCGGGCGCATGTCCGGCAGCTTCGCCGGGCTTTCCAATATCACCATTGCAGAATAGGAGGCACACCATGCCTTTGCAGTCCCAAGTCAATCTCTCCGTCGCTCCCGGCGTTGCGGGCGATAAAGCGACGCCCGACCAGAGCATCTACACCCCGCTCAACCCTCTGGCGGCGGTGGCCCTCCCTGTGGGGCGCTTCGTCTTCCCTGTCGTGGATTCCGGCGTGATCGACAACACGCAGGCCACCAACGTTGCGGGCACCGCCACAGCCGTGCTCGGCTTCGTGGAGCGCGTCATCAACTACGTGAACTACGAAATTTTTTCTGACGGTACCCTGACTGTCCCGGCAGGCTCGAACCTCACCGTGGCCGTGAAGGGCGACTATTGGGCCGTTTCCACGACCAAGGCCACGGTGGGGCAGGCCGTCCTTGCCTCCACCGCTGACGGTTCAATCAGCACCGGGACCCCCGACGGGACGCACCTCGATACGGGGTGGGTCGTCAAGACGCCCGGCGAAATCGGGGAACCGATCATCATCAGCAATTGGGGACAGGCCGCAGCGTCGGGATCCGGCGGCGACACCTCGAACCTGATGCAGAAAGATTTCAGCAACGCCACCGGAGCGCTCGGCGTGGCCAACGGCGGAACTGGCGCAACCACTGCGGAACAGGCTCGCACCAACCTCGGCGCAGCCGCCGCCGGAGCGTAGGAGGTACTACATGAATCCGACTTTTGAACAGGCCAAGCGCTACGGCTTTATCTTCCCGGGCGCCCGCATGTGGGCAACCCCGGAGAACCGCGCTCGCATCGCGCAGGACGCCGCGCTCATCACTACTCCGAACACGACCGTCCCCGCCGAGCTTCTGGCGTATATCGACCCGATGGTCATCGAAATCCTGACCGCGCCCCGGCGCGCCCGTGAAATCTTCGGTGAAGAGAAGAAGGGCGATTGGACGACCCCGTACATGAAGTGGCGCGTGGACGAAATGACTGGAAAGACCGAGCCGTATTCCGACTATGCCAACGGCACGACTTCGGGCGTGAACTCCGAATGGCAAACCCGCGTGCAGTACGTCTTCCAGACGTCCATCACCTACGGAGACTTTGAAGTGGACATGTCGAGCACGGCGAAAGTTAACCTCGCTGCCTCCAAGCAGCGCGCGGCGGCCAACGTCATCGACATCGACCAGAACCGCTTCTACCTGCTCGGCGTCGCCGGGAAGGAAATCTACGGTATCCTCAACGATCCGAACCTCCCTGCTGCGATCACCGCAGGGGCCACGGGCACGGGCGGCTCCACGAAATGGGCCGACAAGACCACGGTGCAGATCTACAATGACGTCCTCGCCCTGTTCGCGCAGCTTTCCGAGCAGTCCAGCGGCCTTATCGACAAAGACACGCCCCTCAAGCTCTGCCTCTCCCCCGAACTGGCCGTTCGCCTCGGCGCGGCTACCGATTTCAACGTGTCCGTGCTGGATATGTTGAAGCGGTACTTCACCCGCATTGACATCGTGACCGTCCCCGAGCTGCACAGCATGACCGCCGGGGAAACCATGTTCCTCATCGCCCCCGAAGTGAACGGGCAGCGATCCGGCACGCTGGCCTTCGGAGAAAAGATGCGTGCTGGACGCGTCGTGCCCGACCTGTCCAGCTTCCGTCAGAAGTTCGTCGGCACCACCTACGGCGGTATCGTGCTCATGCCCTTTGCCTTTGCCCAAATGACTGGAGCTTAGCCCCATCCTCCCCCCCCCATGCGAAAGCCCCAACCGCCTGTTTAACGGTTGGGGCTTTCTTTACATCTTTGGGCTCTGCTCAGTAATGATAACTTCTGTCCTCTACATGCAAAAAGTAAGCAGAAATGCGCCTCGGTGTTCTGATAGTCGTTCTTTGACAAGGGAATAGGGAAAGGATAGAAAACCGCTGTGGGGCACTCTCCTGAAAGGAGGGTACTCCATGCGACACTTCCTCCGGGACGTCGCTGTCCAAGTGATTGGCGGCGTCATTGTGGCTGTGGTGATTCGGTTCATGCTGAACCAATAACGCAGTTGCCCCGGTAGGAGGTGCGAACTCCAACCGGGGCGCAAACTTGAGATGATCAATCTCGGGAGGGTGTCCCACGGGGCGGCAGGTGTGTCACCACTTGCCGCCCTTCCTTTTTTCAATAGCCATTCCCGTGCTCGGGGTCAAGGGCTATCCTAGCATCAACCTGTTCGCGGTCTTCGCGGCACGCATTGCCCCACCGTTGCAATTCGTCGTAGTATTGTTCGGCATGAAAAAAGCTCCTTGTAAACCATTCGAGATTTACGCGGAGCTTAAACTGGCGGGTGGGGCAGGACACAAGGAGGACATGGCAGGACATTTTTCCTGACATGGCAGGACATACCTAGGACACGCCTAGTAACCGTTGGACATATTTCACTCTTGCCGAATTTGATACGTATGGGTTGGTATGGAGCAATGCACCTATTTGCGGAATACTGAGCCCGGACGATTTGAGGTGTTTGGCGATCTCCTCATCCTTCTTCCCCTCTTCACGCATTTGGAGAACGATAGAATAGAGGCCGTGCCCGTCCCGGCAAGATGCAGATTGTTCTTTGGTGTTGCCCGCATCTGGATGTTCTTCATTGGCGGGCAACGCCACGTTGGAACGTTTTACTTGTTATCGTATTTCAAGGCCGTAGCCCGGATTCGATCCGCAAAGGGGATAATATCTTCCAGTTTTTCGATGTCTTCCTTTGCGTCCTTATTCTCCCCATCAAACAGTCCGACCCTCCACTGTTTTCCGTTGAAATACAGGCGGCACAGAGGCTTGAGCCTGTTGTCGTCAAGAAGGATGGAGCAGTAGCTGATGCCGTCCCGCATGGCTACGCGCCCCGGATCAACGGTGCCCACCAGAAGCGATTTGACAAGGTAATACGCTTCTTTTTCTTCCTCAGTGGTGACTATGCGCGAATCCTGCTCTTTTCCTTGTGGGGCATCTTCGGATTCTATCTCTACAATTTCCGGTTTCTGCTGCGTCATGGCATTTTTCAATCGGTCGTTGATGCGATCGTTGATGAACTGGTCAAGCGCAGCGGTAAGGATTGGAGTGAAGCGATCCAGAACGTTTTGCGTGATACGCCCATCATACGTCTGTCCGATGAAAAAGCGTGCGAAATCTTCGTGGGGCGTTTCCATTTGTTCGGACATGAGGCGTTTGAACTCTCGGTTGTACTTGAGTTCGTTTGCCGCGCTCATGCAGGCATCCCGATCAAACTTGCCCTTTGCCAGTTTGCGCAGTTCCGGGAGCAACATTTCGTCCATATCGTCAAGGACGAACTCCATATAGGGCTTGCTGTCCATTTTGTTGGCTGTTTCAAGATCGGAGTAGAACCGGTAACGGTTGCCGTCCGTCAGGATGGCAATGGGGGCTTCCGTTCCGTGGAAGTAAAGCTGGAGCTGGTTGCAGTGCTTCATGTCAAGAGACGTGCCCAAAGCCTTGCATTCCAGAAGAAGGATAGGCTTGCCGTCAACAAGAATCGCATAGTCCACGCGGGCGTCTTTATACTCGCCGATGGGGGCTGAAAATTCGGGTACGACTTCCGCAGGGTTGAAAACGTCGTATCCCAGGGCCGCGATGAAAGGCATCACCAAGGCGTTTTTCGTGGCCTCTTCGGTCTTGAGGCTATCTCCCAGATTCTTTACCTTTTTCGACAATTCAGCAATTCTTTCCGAAAAATCCATGGTCCTCTCTCCCTGTTCGGATTCAAGTTAATATATTAAGATTTATATATTTTCTTATAGGTTTTCCAAGAATACAGTCCGGAAAGGATAGTGAGGATTCCCCATAACAAGGCCCCATTCGTATTGGGCGGCGTTTGGAGGGCACAACTCAGCCACAATACGGCTAGCACTACTGTTATCAGCACTCCAATGATAAGGGCAATTTTTTTAGGGGGCGTCTGAGAACGTTCATGATGTATAAGCGGGTTTGGTTCTCCACGCTCTTGGGCCAATTGGTCATCAAAAAGGTGTGCGCGGATAACCTCCATCATGGGGCTATTCACCTTTGCCAATGCCTTATTTCCATTTTTGAACTCAATAATGACGGTAGACTCAGTCGTCTTGCCTCCAGCTACCGCACCCGCAACCGCTCCGATGCCTCCAAGCAAGACGCCGCCGACAAGTGCGCCTCCCAAAGTTCCGCCGAGCTTTTTGACCGATTCTTCATTGGCTACTTCGCAAGAGGCAATACTGGAAAGAAAAAGTTCCTTTGCTCCAAACATTTTTGAAGAGCAACGCAACTTGTTTTTATTCTTAATGTAAATATATTCTTCTTTCCCGTAGTCCCCTGCCAGAAACTTGATGTAGGTAGCCATACATCATCCCCCTTATTATAGATGAGGCTATCATGGCATAGGCCGTTCCAAAAATCCACCGCCGCCGCCCTCCGCCCCGAAAGGGGCTTTTCTTTTGCCTGTACGAACCTTGTTCACGGTGTGCCCCCACGCCGCCATGCTGCATCATCTCCAAAACACTATGGAGGTGCAGCGATGGAAAATTCCCCCTTGGCTCTTTTCGAGCATGAAAAGTTCGGTTCCCTTCGCGTTGTTGAGCGCAAGGTGCAACCATGGTTCGTGGCGAAAGACGTGTGCGATATTCTTGAACTGGGCAACCCTCGTTCAAGCCTTGCACTTCTGGATGAGGATGAAAAGGACGTCCATAGTATGGACACCCCCGGTGGAAAGCAGGAAATGACAATCATTTCCGAACCGGGCCTGTATTCCCTCATCCTGCGTTCCCGCAAGCCCGAAGCCAAGGCGTTCAAGCGGTGGGTGACGCATGAGGTCATCCCCTCCATTCGTAAGGTGGGCGGTTACCTGATAGCCAAGCCGGACGATACGCCCGAAGCCATCCTCGCCCGCGCCGTGCTGGTCGCGCAGGATACCATCAGGCGCATCGAAGCCGAGCGCGACGAGGCTATCCGCACCAAGGCTGAAATCGGTTCACGCCGCGAGGCTACCGCGATGGCAACCGCCTCCGCCGCCGTGCGCAAGGCTGCGGCTCTTGAGAACGAACTTGGACGGGGCAGGGACTACAAGTCCGTGAAGGGCATCCCGTGGTTCCTTGACGTCTTCGCAGATACGCCAGCCGCGTACTCCGTCGCGGGACGCAAGCTTTCCGATATGTCCCGCCGTATGGATTACGAAATCCGGGAAATCGAGGACAGCCGTTTCGGGAGCGTGAAGGCGTACCACGTCGACGTGATCGAAGCCTTCCGGTTGGCCCTGAAAAACGACCTGAACATGCTGGGCAAGTACCGCCTTCGCCGTGCTGCATAGCCGAACTTTGTTCACGGTGATTTCGTCCCGGCTCTTTTGCCATGATGACCAAAACAACGGAGGGATACAGAGATATGGCCAGACCCAAAAAGAATACCGCCCCGGAAACAACGCAGGCGACGAAGACGGATACCGTAATGGTCGCCCTGAACCGGACGACCGGGATCACGTTCCCCATGCCCGACGGACGCAAAGTGCTCATCGAAGGCAACGCCGCCAGCCTGCGCGGAAAGGAAAAGGGCGTGCTGCCCGTGGGCGCGTTCGGGCTGACGCGGGTGAACGCCGACGATTGGGCGTACATTGAAAAGACCTATGGGCCGCACATGGAAATCTTCAAGTCCGGGCTTATCTTCGCGCAGGCGCGCAAGGCCGACGCCGTGGACGAGGCCGACGAAAGGGCGGAACTGCGCAACGGGCTGGAGCCCGTGGATGTGGAGAACGACCCCAAGGCGCAGACCGAACCGCTCCAGAGCAAGGTGGGGTTCTAACCCGTGGCTGTTGTTGTCTTTGACCAGCAGGAGTTCCGGGAGGCCTATCCGCGCTTCGTCGATCCGAAGACCGGGCAGCCCCTCCTGACCGATGCACAGCTTCGGCAGGCATTCGACGTCGCCTGTCTGCTCTTGGACAACACAAACTCATCCCCGGTTCCTTATGATCCGGCCCACAGCATCATGATCCGCAAGACGCTTCTGTATCTCCTCGTTTGCCATCTGGCGACGCTGGCCTTGTGGCCAATGGGACAGGCCGGGCCGGTAGCTTCGGCTACGGAGGGGACTGTCAGCATCAGCTTCTCCATGCCCACGGCGACGGGGAAGGCGTTCTACAACCAGACACCGTGCGGACAGACGTTTTGGCAGGCCATCCAGCCCTATGCCGTAGGCGGGCGCTACTATGCCGCCCGGTATTGGCATCCGTGGGGGTAATGGTGTCCGGAGAACTCGAAAAGCTGCTCAAGCGGTACATTACCCCCGATATCGTCGTGAAGGCCGGGGTGCTCGAAAATGCGACGCGGGGCGAAGGTGGTACTCCCGTCGCAGAGTATGCGGCGTACAACGAATACGGCGCAACAATCGAAATCCCTGAGCGGACGCAAACCTTGTACTTCAAGCGGAAGCGTGACGGCAGCGTCGGGAATCGGTTCGTGAAGAAGGGCAAAAGTGATTTTGCGCAGGATGCGTCGGTCAAAGCCCACACCGTCACCATCCCCTCCCGGCCTTTCCTGCGCTCAACGCTCGATGCCAAGGCAGACGCATGGTGCGATAACCTCGCGGAAGCGTTGGAAGCCGGACGGACGCCGAAAGAGGCGATGCGGCTTGTGGGACGCCGCATGGCAGACGACATTCAAGCAACGATCAAGAGCAATATGCCCCCGGACAACGCCGAATCCACCAAGCGCCGCAAGAACGCCAAGGGCGCGGGAAAGGGGACGCTCATCGATTCCGGAAGCCTGCTCAAGTCCATCGATTACGAGGTAGTCAAAAGATGAATCTCCATGAACTTGTGCGTCCGCTTATCAGCATCGTGAACCCTTTCCAGTCGGTCGTGATTCTCGTCTCCACAGGCTTCACCATAACCGCGCAGTATGAGCAGGTCCCGGCATGGGCCCCCGCCGTTGAAGTCATGGCGCAGCCTCAGCCTGTCGCCGACAAGACGCTGCAATTCCTCGTGCAGCAGCGCCAGAACACGATCTGGCACGACTTTTATCTTTCAGGGGACTGGTCGGCCCTTGATCGTCCGGCGGAGCAGGGCGGCGATCTTCTCTACTGGGATGGCGCCGAGTGGCAGGTAGATCAAGTTCTGGAGCGCTGGAATCCCACGGCAGGCTGGACGAAAATCCGGTGCGTGAAGCTCCGGGAAACCGCGCCGCCGGAAGTCGGGGCCACGGAACCGCCCAAAGGGGGAGACGATGAGTGACGGCATCCTCGTGCAGGCCCTCGGCGATTTTTGTAAGCGTTACCTCGGCGATTCCGCCGTTGTTGTACGCGGCTACGTCAACCGCGTGAGCAAGCCGAAGACGAAAAGCTACGTGCTCGTCACCCCGATGACCATGACGCGCCTCTCGACGAACCTGCACCAGACCGAGTGCGGCGGGGAGGCCATCGTGCAGCCGCAGCGCCGCCGTGTCCAGCTTGACGTCTACGGCCCGACCGCCGCCGACCGTGCCCAGACGCTCGCAACGCTCCTACGCGACGGCGTCGGGTGCCGCTTCCTCCGGACCTACGGGATCGCCCCCCTGTACGTCGAAGACCCGCAGGATATGACGCAGGCGGAAGGTGACGAGCAGTACAATCCCCGCTTCATGCTCAACGTATTAGTTCAGGCAAACCGCGTTGAACACGTTGAGATGGATACTTTTACCGACGCGGAACTTTCCGTACATCCGCTGGCATAGCAAAAGGAGGGCGCAATGAGCGTCAATGCCGACAAACTGGTTCAAATCATCCCCCGCATTATCGAGGGCGGCACGCCGGGCCTGACCTTCGCCGGGCTCCTGCTTTCGCAGTCCGAGCTTTTGCCCGCAGGCAGAGTCGTGCAGTTCGCCAGCGCGCAGGCCGTGGCCAATTATTTCGGCTCGCTTTCGGAAGAGGCAAGCATGGCTTCCATGTACTTCTCCGGCTACGTGAACACGACGAGCCTCCCGGACAAGATTTTCTTTGCCCGGTACAACGGCGAGGCCGTGGGCGCATGGCTGCGCGGCGCGAAGTATACGGGCAATCTCGCCGTGTTGCAGGCCGTCACCAACGGTGCGATGGTCATTTCCATCGACAACACGTCGCACACGCTTTCCTCCGTGGACTTGTCCGCTGCAACCAGCTTCTCGCAGGTTGCGGAGGCGATCCAGACAGCGCTCACGACGGCGGGCGCTACCGGAGCGAAGGTGACGTACTCCAGCCAGACCGGGGCGTTCCAGATCGACAGCCCGACGACCGGGGCAAGTTCTGCCGTGGCCTTTCCGACGCCGCCGGAAGCCGGGACCGACCTCGGCGCGCTTTTGCTGCTCACCGAACAGTCCGGGGCCGTCCAATCCGTCGGCATGGCTGGCCAGACGCTCCCCGACTGCATGACCAACGTGCTCATGTATGCCCGCGATTGGGTGACGTTCTCCACGGTATGGGAGCCCGAGCTTGACGACAAGATTGCGCTCGCCCAGTGGTGTGCCGGATATGACACCCGTTTCGCCTATGTGCTGTGGGATACCGACAACGCTGCGCAGGTCGCGGGTTCCACGGCCTCGGCGGGGTATCAGATCGCCAAGGTGCTCGAACTCGACGGTACGGTTCCCGTGTTCAACACGCCTGAGCTCGCCGCGTGGGTCATGGGCACGGCGGCCTCCATCAACTTTGAAGAGACGAACGGACGGCTCACATTCGCCTTCAAGCAAGGCGAAGGGCTTGCCGTAACCTGCGACAACGACGAGAACTATGATGCGCTGATCGCCAATGGCTACAACTGCTATGCGGACTTCGCCACGGCCTCCAGCCAGTTCAAGTTTTTCCAGAATGGGCAGGTTTCCGGCAAATGGGGCTGGCTCGACACCTACCTTGACGCCATCGCCATCAAAGACGGCCTCCAGCTTAACCTCCTTGATCTGTTCAAGGCCGTAAACTGCATCCCCTACAACGAGAGCGGCTACGGCATGATCCGCACGGCATGTCTCGACACCATCACGCGGTTTCTCGACTTCGGGGCTATCCGCACGGGCGTGACCCTCTCGAACACCCAAAAGGTGCAGCTCCTCGCGGAAATCGGGCTGGACGTTTCCCAGACGCTTGAAACGCAGGGCTGGTATATGCAGGTCAAGGACCCCGGCGCGACCGTACGCGGACAACGCCAGTCCCCCGAATGCAAATTTTACTACATGGACGGCGGCAGCGTGCAGCAAATCGTCATGCCCGCCACGGCCATTCAGTGATGAGGTAAAACATGGCTGACAACTTCGGCAACATGACGATTACAGCGGCAAATTGCACGCTTTTCCTGACGGTTCCCGGGCTCTACGACAGTCCCGTGCAGATCGAGGGGTTCAGCACCGACGCGATGGTCAGCGTCGCCACGAATACCCCAGTCGTCGCGGAAAAGGGCGTTGACGGGCATACCTCTTTTGGTTGGGTCCCGACCAACAAAGAAGTTACGATTACCCTCGCTGCGGACTCGCCCAGCCGCCAGATCATGGAAGATTGGGCCACGTATCAGGAAACCGCCCGGGAAGTGATGCTCTGCAATGCCGAGTTCGCCATGCCGAGCATCAACCGGAAGATCACCGGGAAACGGGGCGGCCTCACCTCCGTACAGTCCAGCCCCAACGCCGCTCAGACCTTGCAGGCGAGCGCCTTCGTCATCACCTTTGACCAGTGGACCGCGAGTCCGCTTTAAACCGTGGAGGCCGTCATGCTCAACGAAAAGATCATTGCCATCGACAAGGGCCGCGACGCCGGGAAAACCTTCAAGGTCAAGGAAATGCCCGTCACCAAGCTGGAAAAATGGGCCGCCCGTGCGCTGCTCGCCGTCTTCGGTTCCGAGATGCCCGCCGACATCCGGACGCTTTCAGCGTCTTCGAACACCGCCGCGCTGCTTTCCGCCGGGCTCCGGGGGCTCTCAGGGCTCCGGTGGGAACAGGCAGAGCCGCTCTATGACGAGCTTCTCGGGCAGATCTATCGCGTCCCGAACCCCCACAAGCCCGATGATGCCATCAGGCTTACTCCGCAAAACCTCGACGCCCATGTCGAAGACGTGGGCACGATCTATCGTTTGCGTTGGGAGGCCATCGCTGTCTGTCTGGATTTTTTGCAGGGCGGCGAGGGCTTGACCTCCCGCCTGTCGCAGATCCTCACCCCCTCGGGCTCCGGGACTACGCAAACCTCCCCGGATGCGTCGGCATTCCGGTAAGCCGGAACCTCGCAACGCTGCACGAGATGCAGACAGTGTACGGCCTGTCCGATGCCTACGAGATGCTAGAAATCATCGCCGTGGACGGCCATAACCAACGCCTCTGGAGCAAATTCCATGAACGCAGGTGAACTCGTCGTCAGCCTCTTGCTGAAAGCAGGGGATTTTAAAGCGCAGGTGCAGTCCGCACAGGAGCGGCTGGACGGCGTGCAGGCCGCAGCCGTTGACGTGGGGCGCGCGACATATGACGCAGGCGTCAAGGGGGCCCAAGGGCTTGGTCAATCTGCCGATGCCGCCTCTTCGTTGCAAGCCGCTTTTGATGAAGCCGTGCAAAAAGGCCGCGAAATCAGCGAGGTCACGAAAGAGTATCAGCGGATGCGCGAGGAGCTTATCCGCACCGGAGCGGCAAAAGAACGTCTTGAGGCCCTTGATGATGCAGCGAAAAAACTGGGCGTTTCGCTGGAAGACGCGGCGGACAAAGGCGCGTTTGGCTTTGAACGGCTCAAGAGCGTGGCAGCGCAGGCCCTCGCCGTCATCGGCGGCGTCTCCATCCTGAAAAGCTCCATAGCGCAGTATTACGAGCAGGTTCAGGCTATCGAGAAGACTTCGGACGCGCTCGGCATGAGCATTGAAGACTGGCAGGCATGGCAACGGACGGCAGCCGCCGCCGGGGTTGACGCCGAGGAACTTTCGACTCGGTTTATGGATCTGGGCGACTGGATGCAGGATCTCATTTTGCACGACTCCGGGCCGCTTAAGGACGCGACCAAAGACCTGGGGGTGAGCTTCACGGATGCGAAAGGGAAGGCCGTTTCCTTTGAAGAAGGGCTTCTTCGGCTTTCCGACGCCACGTCAAAAATCGACCGCCAGAAGGCGACCTCGATCCTCACGCAGATCGGCTTCGACGAAAAAACCATCCCGCTCATCCTCAAGGGCCGCAAAGGGATTGAGGAGCTTCTGAAAGTCCAGAAGGCTCAAGCCATCTACAGCAAGCAGGACATCGAAAACGCGAAGAAGCAACGGGAGGCGCAGCAGCGGCTCAATGACGCATGGGAGGCCATCTCAGCCCTTTTCGCCAGCACCGTCTCCCCTGCGATCACGTTTTTGACGAACCTGCTCGGCGATCTCCTCGGGTGGGTGAAAGAAAACAAGCAGTTCGTGATAGTCTTCTTTACGGCGTTAGCCGGGGTCATTACGACGCTCATGCTCCCGGCGTTGAGCGCGATGGCGACGGCGGCATGGGCTGCGATTGCGCCGTTTACGCCGTTGATTGCGGGCATCGGCGCGATCGCGCTGGTTGTCGACGATCTCATTACCTACATCAAAGGCGGAGAATCTGCACTTTCCGGGCTCTGGTCGATGTTCGGAACTGGCGATGAAATCGGGGCTCGTTTCAAGGCTATTTGGGAAGGCATCAAAAGTATTCTCGGGGGCGTCTGGGATGCCCTTTCGGGGGTCGCCAAGCTCTTCAACTCCGTTCTTACTCTGGACGGAAAAGGCGTTATCGAAGCCCTCAAAACGATCTGGGGAGGCATCTCCAAAATCAATGATGTGCTTGTCGAAATGCTGAACTGGGTAGCCCAGAAGCTCTACAATTTGCTTCCCGACTGGATCAAGGACTGGCTCGGCGGCGATGAGTCTTCGCGACCGGAAGAAACGAAGGCCGAGGCTAAGCCCGGCGGGGTCGCCGATTCAATGCGAGTTGGTGATGTCCGCCCGTCTATTCTGCCGCCGCAGGTGCGCGCCGGGGATGCGCGTCCGGGAAGCGTGAGCAACGTCAATAATTCGCGTCAGATGACGTCAACCACCAATGTGGGTGAGGTCAAGGTCTATACGCAGGCTACGGATGCGGAAGGGATGGCCCAAGGAGTGGTTCCGGCACTTCGTAATCAAACCGCGCAGGTAGACAGCGCATTCGGGTACTGACATGGCATTCGGCGCGCTTCCTCCGGGACAGCCCGGAAACTGGTCGATTTTCGATAAAGACGGCGCCAAGGCCCTCGACTTCGACACATTCTTTTCCTGCTCGATCAAGTCCGAGAACAAAATCAGCTCCAACCCCGTCGAGAAAGGGAGTTTCGCGGATTACAACAAGGTCGCTTCTCCCACGGCGGTGTCGGTCGTGATGGGCCGCACGGGGAAGAGCGACGAGCTTGCGGCTTTTCTGGAGGCGCTGGACAAGCTGGCGGAAAGTACCGATCTCGTGAGCATCGTCACCCCTGAGAAGACATTTCTCGACTACAACCTTGTCTCCTACGACTACGACCGCAAGGCCGAAAACGGTGTGGACAGGCTGCTTGTAGGGCTCATGCTGCAAGAGATCCGGCAGGTCGAGCCGCAGTACAGCAACGAAACGATAAAGCCAATCAGTAAAGCGCAGGCAAAGAATCCGACCGACGCAAGCACCACGGATGCCGGGAAACAACAGGGGCAGACGACGCAAAAAAGCACACTGAAAAAGCTGGGCGAGGGGATTTTCGGATGATGACTGTACCGCTCCGACAGGAGCCGAACCAGAGCCTCCAGATTGTGCTTGGGGAACAGAACTGCACCCTCCGGTTTATCTCCCGAGGCGTGAACCTGTACTGCGACCTTGCCATTGACCAGACGGTCATCTGGTCTGGGTTCATCTGCCGCAATCTCGTCGGATTAAAGTTGTACGACTATCTCGCCTTCCGGGGGCAGCTCTACTTTGTCGATATGCAAGGCGAAGAGGATCCGCACTGGTCGGGCCTCGGCGACCGATTCCAGCTCGTTTATGTCGAAGAAGGGGAAACGCTGTGAACACGAGCTTCACCAAAAAGCTGCTTGAAGCGCACATCACGCTGGCCGAGGGCGGCTTCAATACGGCCACCGGGCAAGGTGCGAACACAAAGATCATCCGGCTCGGCATGGATGTGGACATCCAGAAGCCCGGCGGGAAAGAGAAGAACAAGGCCAAGGTCAAAATTTTCAACATGCCATTGGCTGATATGGAGACGCTGACGACGCTGGCGTTCAAGCCGTTGCAGGCGTCGAAAAACCGCATTGCCGTGTACGCGGGCGATGAAGAGCACGGGATGTCGCTAGCATTCTCCGGCGATATCGTGAGCGCCGTCCCGAACTTCAATTCCGCCCCTGATCCCTCTTTCGATATTGAGTGCATCACGGGATACGTCGCCAGCATCACGCCCGTGCCGCCGTTAACGGCGCAGGGTGCGCAGGACGTTGCCACGCTCATGCAAGGGCTCGCGAAGCAAATGGGGCTCGCTTTCGTCAACAGGGGCGTGTCCGTTTCCATTCGCAATGTCGCCATCGTCGGGGGCCCGATGGAACAGGCGCAGCAGCTTGCCCACGATGCCCGTATTGACCTCATCGTGGACGATGGCGAGATGGTCATCTCCCCGCTTGCGACGCTTCGAAGCGATGACGGCGGCTCGACGCCCCTCTGGTCCGCGAAAAGCGGCATGATTGGCTATCCGAGCTTCGATAACGAGGGCGTGACGGTGAAAGGTATCTACGAGCCGAAACTCCAGCTTGGCGGCCCGGTGCGTATCGAGAGCATCGTCCCCCGAGCTTCCGGCCTCTGGCAGATCGTGAGCCTGAGCCACAAATTGCAGGCAGGCTATCCCGGAGCAACGCAGTGGGTGAGCCAGATCAAGGCGAGCTACCCCGGCGCGAAGCCGAAGAAGGACAAGAAATAATGCAGGGACAACGCGGCCTCTCGACAAATTCCAGCGAGTACAACGCGCAGGACTTCATGATCAGCCAGATGCTCGGGCGCATCGCCACGGCTGAACCCGTGCGCGTGGTCGCCGTCTCCGGCTCGGGCGTCTCCCCGGTGGGCTTCGTCGACGTGCAGCCTCTCGTCAACCTCGTGACGGGCGAACAGAAGGCGCAGGAGCAGAGCGTGCTCTTCAAGCTCCCGTACCTGCGCGTCCAAGGCGGGAAAAACGCCCTCGTCATCGACCCGCAGCCGGGCGACATCGGCCTCGCCGTCTACGCTATGCGCGACACTGAATCGCTCAAAGAGAGCCGGGGAGTGGATGGGACCGTCAATCCGGGGTCAGCCCGTGCCATGAGCAAAGGCGACGGCTTCTATCTCGGAGGCTTCTTGAACGCCGCGCCGGAACGCTATGTGCTGGTCGACGACGATGGCGTCACCATCGAGGGAGTGGCCAAGCTGACGATGCACGGTAACGAGTCCGTCCTGACGGCGGAAAACGGCCTCACCATCAACGCCGACGTGCGCATCAACGGCAGCCTCACGTGGACAGGTACGGCGCAGGGCGACGGCGGCCCGGCCCGGTTCTCCGGTGGACTCACGAACGCGAGAGGGACGGTTGAGAGCAACGGTAAGGTCTTGGAAACCCATGTTCATACCGGGGTCGAGCCCGGTTCCGGCATATCCGGACAACCACAGTAATGGAGGGTGTTATGCCTGATTTTCAGTACCAGCCGCCGACAGGACCGCTTTCCGGAAGCGAATTCGAGAGACAAACCACACGGTTCTTTCAGCAAGTGCAGGGAGCCGCAGACGCAGCACAGTCTACTGCGATAGTTGCACAAACCACGGCAAACGAGGCACTTGAGCGCGCTCAGGCATCAAAACTTGTCGACGGGAAGACCACACAGGCCGACGCGGGCGGCGTGATCACCGTGAAGGACGTGGCGATAGGGGGGAACCTTGCTGATCTGGCGAGCAAGAGAGGGCAGATTGGCGATTATGTAGGTAGAGGTTCTTTTGATTTCAATAGTGAAATTCTTGATACAAAAAATGTCTTCTTTGGACACACTGGCTCGACGAATATGCCGTTTCCCGGATCTTCCGCCGTACAAGTAAAGTCGAGGGGGTATGCCGACTATAAATGGATCGCATACCTTGCACAAAACTGCGGATATATTGCATCTCCGCGAGCTGCGATAAAATCCAGCTATACCGAAGATGGAGGCGCATCATTTAACACGGCGGGATGGTCCAAACTGCTTGATGAAAAACATGTCGGCGACGGCCTCACCGTCAACAACGGGATCATCTCCGTGCCTGAGTACGAGGGTGCAACGGCATCGGCAGCAGGGACGAGCGGACTTGTTCCACCCGCAGCCGCCGGACAAGCCAACTACGTGCTCTGTGGCGATGGACAATGGAGGGACATAGCGACGCTTGTCGCCGCTGCGCAGGCTCGGATTGCAGATAAGGCAGCCTCATGAATTTCCGAACGGTTTTGAACGTACGCGCGCTGTCCAATATTCGTGATGAAGTGCAATCATCTGCCGAAGTGGTAGATTCGGGGCTCCTGTCATTACGTCTTGATGAACAGTGGGATTTGACGCTCTCCGTGGGAGGCAATCTTGCTTCGGCAGGGGGGACTATGCGCATCGTGCAGGATGTCGCATCGTATGTACGCACATTCCAAGGAGAACCGTACTACGCGCAGCAAGACGGAATCCCGTACTTCATGCGTGAGCTTGGGTCCCTCCCTCCCGCCGAACTCGTGCGGGCACGCTCAAATGCCCGCGCGCTTGAGGTCCCCGGCGTAGCGCAGGCCAACACGCAGCTTTCCCGGCTTGACCGCCGCGTTTTGACCGGAACAATCCGCATCACCACGGAAATGGGGGAAACCGCAGATGTCGCAGTCTAGCATCAATTTTACCGAAAACGGCCCGGTCGTACCCGATACCGCAACCGTCCGGGATGCTGTGGAACAGGACTGGCAGGCAGCCTTTGACAATCGGCTGAACCCGGACCCGGCAACGCCGCAGGGACAGCTCATCACGTCCGAAACGGCCATCGTGCAGGACAAGAACAGCCAGCTTTTGTTCCTCTCGAACATGTTCAACCCCGAGACTGCGGAAGGTATCTATCAAGACGCGCTCGCCAAAATTTACTTTCTGACCCGACAGCCCGCCCGTTCCACGGTCGTCCCCTGTACTTGTACGGGGCTTCCCGGCACCGTCATCCCCGGCAGCGGCAGCGAAGCCCCGGCGCTTGCAAAAGATGCGGACGGGAACATTTTGGTCTGTCAGACGGGGGGGACGATCCCCCAATCCGGCAGGATCATCCTTGATTTTGCCTGTCAGGTTCCGGGGCCTATTGAAATCCGGCAGGGAACCGTGACCACGATCGTGCGGACTATCCCCGGATGGGACACGATCACCAATGAAGCCGGGATTACTGGACAAAACGTCGAGAGCCGGGCCGCGTTCGAGTCCCGGCGCTACGCCAGCGTCGCGAAGAACGCCCGGAGCGTTGCCGCCGCAGTCTATGCCAACGTCGGCGATCTGGATGGCGTGCTTGATGTCTGTGTGCGCGAGAACAAAACCAGCGCGCCGCTTGAAGTGCAGGGCGTCACGCTCAAGCCGCACTCAATCTATGTGGCGGTCGTCGGCAGCGCGACGGATAATAATATTGCTGAGTCCATTTACGCCCGTTGTTCCGCCGGATGTGATTACAACGGCAACACCAGCGTCACTGTGACGGATCCGGTAACCGGAGCGGTCGAGACGGTACTCTTTGAGCGCCCGGAATCGCTCCCGGTGGGCATTCAGGTGACTATCCGCAAGAACGCTTCAATGCCGAGCAACGTCGAAGAACGCATCAAGGCCGCCGTTGTCGCCGAGTTCTACGGAGAAACCGCCGACGCCTGCGGGAATACGGGCCAGCGCGTTCATATCGGGGATACGGTGTATGGCAGCCGCTTTTATTCCGCCGTGCTCGGAACGGGCGTTACCGACTTGGTGAGTATCGAAATCGCGGCGCCCGTCGGTGAAGGTTCGCCAACGTGGGGCGACTACATCACCATTAATATAGATGAAGCCCCCACGCTCGTCTCCGATAACGTCACTGTAACCATCATTGAAGCGAGGTCGGGCCGTGGATAACTGGCGCGAAACGCTCCTTTCGCAATACGACAACTCTGAACGGCTGCTGGCGCTCATCGAATCGATGAATGCCGTCATTGAGCCCACGGCGGATATTGCGGCGTTCTATGAGTCCGTCTTTGACCCAGAAACGGCATTCGGATGGGGGCTTGATGTGTGGGGACGCATCATCGCCATTCCGCGTACGCTTGAAGTAGAGGCGACGGACATCAAGCCGTTCGGTTTCTCCGGTTCAAACCTCAGCAACTTTGGGCACGGTCCTTTTGCATATGAGAGCAAATCGAACACGTTCATACTTCAAGATAACGCATACCATCTTTTGATCTGGATGAAAGCAGCTTCGAACATCACCGACGGCAGCCTTCTCGACCTGAACAAAATCGTCCACTGGCTTTTTTCGGCGCGTGGCCACATCGCCGTCGTGCATGTCGGTACCATGAAAATTCGTTACGTCATCGGCTTCAAGCTCCAGCCATACGAGCGTGCTCTTCTCCTGCGCGATGACGTTCCCCCAAAGCCTGCGGGCGTCGGCTATGACGTCTATCAAGTCATCCCGAAACATACCTTCGGTTTCGCCGGATCCGGCGGTCAGAATTTCAACAACGGCGTTTTTCAGCCGTATGGAGGCCCTGTAGATGCCTATTCCCTCAACGCCTAGCATCATGCCCAACGTCTTGGGATATGCAGCGGATACCGTGCAGATCCCTGAAACGACCCCTACGGGTCAAGGCATTCCTTCTTTCCGGGATCTCTTTCCGTTCATCACGCAGGTCGCCCCCGACGCAGGCGGCGTCATGGTTGAAAGAGCGTGGATGAACGCGCTTTTCAACCTGCTTGGTCAACACACCTTTTTCCAACAATCCGGATGCGTCTACCCATGGCAAGCTACGCTAAACTATATTTCGGGCTCTCATGTAAAAGGTAGTGATGATGTCGAGTACATCGCGTTGCAACCTTCCGGGCCAGATGTGTCGGGAACTGGAGTAAAAGATCCTACCCAAGAAAATAATCGTGCATACTGGATATCTCTCTCGTCTTTCGTCAATTTAAAAAGTGTGCCGCAAACACGGACAGTCACGACACTCTCCCCGTTATTTGGCGGCGGGGA